AAACAGTTCGCCCGGCGTTGGGCTGTTAAGAAGCTCCTCAAGCCGAAGGACCAGATTGGTCTTCCGGCCTGGCCTTCCTCTTCCTCGTGCCTCGAAAGAGGCGCGCAGAAAGGGGGCCAATTGAGGCACCTTTTAGCAACTCACGCTTGGGACGACCTGCCGGTCCAGTTACCTCATAACCGGGCCGGTGCGGTCGCCGGGATGGAGAGTCGGTTCGTTCAGGCTGCTTTGCAGAACCTGACGGACATTCCCTCCTCCCGAGTGACTGTTTTGCTTGAGCGGGGTTTGAAGACAAGGGTGGTGACTGTGAGTCCGTCGTCATGCCAAACCCTTGGTCATGCCGTGAGAAAACGGCTCCTCAAAGCTCTCAAAGCCACTCCTGGCACGTACGCTCCGCTCACCGGAGCAAGTTCGTCGGAGATAGGGGGCCTGTTCCGGGGCAAGAAGGGAGACACCTTGGTGTCGACCGACTTGACCCGTGCAACGGACCTCGTGCCCCTCGACCTGGCAGCGGCCATCGTAGATGGCCTCTGGGAGAGTGGTCGCCTTTCCGAGACGGAACTGGCCACCTTGAGGCTCCTTACGGGGCCTCAGAGGCTGGTCTATTCCGCTCTCAATGGGGAGGAGATCATCTCTTCCAGAGGCCTCTTGATGGGCCTGCCAACGTCGTGGTGCATCCTATCTTTGATTCACTTGTTCTGGCTCGAGCAGAGCTTCATTAGCGCTCGTCTTCCTAGGAAGCTCCGCGGCGCGTCCATCTGCGGCGACGACGCCCTGATCTTGACAAACAAGTCAGGTGCCGATCGTTACAAGCAGATGGTTCGCGACTGCGGCGGCTTCCCTTCGGAGGGCAAGCACTATGAGTGTACGGCTGGGAGGGGCACGCTCAGGGGGGTCTTCCTGGAGAAGCTCTTCGAGTTCGCTTACGACCAGGATGGGATCGTTACAGATTCCTTCCTGGCTGAGGTGATCCCCGTCAAGGGGCTCACCTCTCGTTCGCTGCCTCGAGAGCTCTTCGGAGACACCCCGCTTCGCTGTGACTCGTTCGCGATGGTCCAAATCACAGTGCTCGACCTTCTTGCGAAGGAAGAGCGCTGGATTCGGCCTTGCGAGCGATACATAGCGAGAGTGTGCCCGTGGCTTTGGAGATTTGCGAAGCTGCGCATCGGCCTCGTTCCTGGCCACCCGCTGTCCCTCGGAGGTTACCGATTTCAACCTCGCACTGAGCAAGGGGACGAACAGGCTCGTCTTGTCCAGATGTCCGGAAGAGCCTTCACAATGAATCTGTCTCGAGAGTCAGATCCAGCGTGGAGGTCTTCTGTTCAAATGGCCAAGGTGGACACTGATCGCCTCCGTGAGCTCGGGCGCTTGGTCGACGTCGGTTACCTCAAACCCCTCCGGTTCGACCAGGAGGGTCCTCTCCTCGACGGACAAGTCCGTCTCGGTGAAGACTTCTTCCTGAGCAACCGGGAGGAGTACGAAGGGGCAACGGTGGTCGGGATGTTCTACCAGATGAAGTGCTTCTCCGAGCGCCCCTGTGAGATCTTCCAGCTTCGGTCGAAAGACGCGAAGAGGTTGCTCTCCAGGTTGCGCAAGGAGGGTGCTGAATCACCGGTATTCGTCCCTCCAGGAGCGAAGCCGCGCGACTTTCTCGTGGCATGGCAGCCTTCTAAAAGAGAAGGCCTCCAAGGCGGCACGATACGGCCATCACACTCCCTCCAAATCCGCCGAGAGACCCTCGAGGCCACCGTTC